GGAAACGCCCCACAAGCCTCTTTTCGCTAAATGCGACGAAAACCCACTGATATGGTAGGGATTTAAAATGCGGCAGCGCGGCCGTAAATCAACGGGCGGTGCGCTCGCGCTGGGGCGCATCAGTGGCCTGGAGACGATAGAGCGTCCTGAGCCGCCGTCTGAGCTTACGGATGAACAGGCAGAGGAGTGGCGCGCGGTTGTGGACCGGTTGCCGGCGGACTGGTTCGGTCGAGAGACGTTTGCGCTGCTTTGCCAGTATGTCAGGCACGTTTGCAGGGCGCGTCGGATAGCACAACTCGCGGATGAAATGGAGCGGTCGGAGGGTTTTGACCTAGATCAATACGCCAAGCTGTTGCGGGAAGAGGCGGCTCAGTCGGCGGCTCTTTCGTCATTGGCAACGCGGATGCGCGTTTCGCAGCAATCCTCCTACAACAAGATGACGCGCAAGGAAGCCGTAGCACCGAAGATGCCTTGGGACGGGTATGCCGGCACGCAGAAAGCAGCCTGAGCCGCTGTCGCCGGCGGATGAAGTCATTATTTTTATTGAGACAAACTGCCGTGTCCCGGAAGGGCGCGATGTCGGCAAGCCGCTGAAGCTGCGGGAGTGGCAGAGGCACAATATCCGGCTGATCTATGACAACCCGGCCGGGACGCGTCGGGCGATCATCAGCTTCGGGCGGAAAAACGGCAAGACGGCGTTTGCCGCCATGCTGTTGCTGGCGCATCTCTGTGGGCCGCGGGTCAAGCCGAATAGCCAGCTAAACAGCGCGGCGCAGTCACGTGATCAGGCGTCGATCCTGTTCAACCTTGCGGCTAAGATCATCCGGCTGAGCCCGACGCTGCTTCCGGCGCTGGTGATCAGGGATACGGTGCGGGAAATCTTCTGTCCCGGCCTTGGCACGATCTACAAGGCGCTCTCGGCGGAGGCGAGCACGGCCTTTGGCCTGTCGCCGGCCTTCATCGTGCACGACGAGCTCGGCCAGGTGAAGGGCTCGCGCAGCCCGCTGTATGAAGCGCTTGAGACGGCGGTCGGTGCACATGAGCAACCGCTGTCGATCGTCATCAGCACGCAGGCGCCGACCGATGCCGATCTGCTGTCGGTACTGATCGACGACGCGCAGGCGGCGCACGATTCGCGCGTGGTGCTGTCGCTGTATAGCGCGGATGAGAAGCTGGACGCGTTCGGTGAGGAGGCAATCCGGGCCGCCAACCCGGCGTTTGGCGACTTTCTGAACGCCACGGAAGTTCTTGCGATGGCCGAGGATGCGCGGCGCATGCCATCGCGCGAGGCCGAGTATCGCAACCTCGTCCTGAATCAACGGGTCGAGGCGTCCAGTCCGTTCGTGAGCCCGGCGATGTGGCAGGCTTGTGCTGCTCCTGTGGAGGAGGATTTCAGCGGCCTGCCGGTATGGGCTGGCCTCGACCTGTCTGAAGTTGCCGATCTGACCGCGCTGGTGCTGATCGCGCCGATTGACGGCGTGTTTCATGTGAAACCGACCTTCTGGCTGCCAGAGCATGAGCTGCGGGCGAAGGCGCAGCACGACCGCGTGCCTTATGACGTGTGGGCGAGGAGCGGGGCACTGCAGACCACGCCGGGCAAGTCGGTGGAGTATGAGTTCGTCGCCGAGTATCTGCGCGGCCTGTTCGATCGGCTCGACATCCGCGCGCTGGGTTTCGACAGGTGGAATTTCCGCCATCTGAAGCCGTGGCTGCTGAAGGCGGGTTTTTCCGAGGAAGAGGTCGCGGAGAAGTTTGTCGAGTTCGGGCAGGGGATGCAGTCCATGTCTCCGGCGCTGCGCGATCTCGATAGCGACCTGCGCAATGCCAAGATCGCACATGGCGGGCATCCGGTGCTGACCATGTGCGCCAGGAATGCGGTCGTGCAGTCCGATCCGGCTGGCAATCGGAAGTTGACGAAGTTGAAGAGCCGTGGCCGCATTGACGGCATGGTGGCGCTTGCGATGGCACGCGGCGTGGCTGGCTCATACGAGGCCGCACCGGAACTGGACATCGCCGCGATGATCGGCTGATCCTCCTAGAAGGATTTTCGCAAATGACGCTCTACCGCACGACGGTCTCGGCCGGCGAGGGGCTAAATTTTGTCATCAGCGATGCCACCCGCGATCGGCACGGCACTCGCATAAATCCTAATGGGTGGGAGCTCTCTGAGTTCAACAAGAATCGGATTGCATTGTTCTCGCATGATACGCGGCTGCCGATCGGACGCTGGCACGACGTGCACGTTGAGAATGACAAGCTGGTTGGTCGCCTGGAACTTGCAAAGGAAGGCACCGGACCGCGCGTCGACGAGATCGTGAAACTGGTCGAGCAAGGTTTCCTCCGAGCTGTATCTGCCGGGTTTGAAGTTATCGACCACGGCAAGCCGGGCCAGAGCGAATTTGACTATGAGCGGCAGAGCCTCGTCGAGGCATCAATAGTCGCTGTCGGTTCCAATCCCAACGCGCTGATGCAGGCGCGGGCAATGAATCTTTCAGACGATACGCTGTCGCTGGTCTTTGGCGAGCAAGCCGCAAGACCGGCAATGGCTTTGAACGGCAGGCACGCCGCGACATCTCCGATCAACGGAAAACCCAAAATGCAAACCCTCTCGGCGCAGGTTGAAACTGCGCAGACCAATCTGAATGCGGCGCGCGATGCGCTCACCGCTCACCTGAAAGACGAAAACGCGGACCTCGAACAGACCAACCTTCTGAGCGACGGCGTGCAGGAGCGCGTGCAGAAGCTGGAGATACTGCAAAAAGCCGAACGGTCCATGGCGGCGCAGACACAGACGATCGACCTGCCGTCGACCGTCGTCAGCCGCCGTCCGCTTGGCGTGAAACACAGAGAGGCAGCCCCGCAGGAAAACCTGATCAGGGCAGCAACGGCACATTTCCTTGCCTACTGCCAGAGGCAGCCTGTCGACCGCATTCTCCAGGACCGTTACGGCGACTATCACGACCGGCAGGAAATCGAAGCCATCACCGCGATGATGTCGCGCGCCGCGATGACTCCCGCCACTACTACGACCGCTACCTGGGCGGCTGAACTGGCGGCGACGGCGACGGCCGATTTCGTCTCGCAGCTCGATCCGTCCTACATCTTCCCGCGGCTCGCGCCGATGGGACGGCAACTCACCTTCGGACCGGACCGGGCGCACATCACCTTCCCGAGCGAGTCGGCGACACCTTCGCCCGGAGGCTCGTTCATCGCCGAGGGTGGCGCGATCCCGGTGCGCAAGATGGGCTTCACGTCCATCACGCTGTCGCCGAGCAAGGTAGCGGTGATCTCGGTGTTCACGTCCGAAATCATGCGGATGTCCAACCCGCAGATCGAGGGCATCGTGCGTGATCGCATCCGCAGGGATACGGCAATCATGCTCGACCAGTTGCTGCTCGACGCAACGGCGAGCTCGGCGGCCAGACCGGCAGGACTGTTGTTCGGGGTGTCGGCAACGACTGCCTCGACCAATACCAACCCCTATGGCGCGATCATGGAAGACATTATCGCGCTGGCGACAAAGTTCTGGGATGTGAACGCCGGTCGCAAACTGGTGCTGATCATGCATCCGGCCAACGCGATGATGATGGCGACGGCAGTCGGGCCGGACGGCACGATGGGATGGGTGCAGGAATTCACCAACCGCTTCACCATCCTCGAAAGCACCAACGTCACCAAGAACAAGGTGATCATGATCGATGCCGCCGATCTGGTATCGGTGCTTGCCGTGCCGCAGTTCGACGTGAGCGACCAGGCGACCGTGCATATGGAGGACACCACTCCGCTGCCGATCGCGACCGGCGCACAGGGGTCGGGCGTGCTTGCAACTCCGACCAGTTCATTGTGGCAACAGGATTTGGTCGGCCTGCGCATGCGGCTGGACGCCACCTGGGCGATGATCCGCACCGGCATGGTGCAATACATCAACGTCGTTGATTGGAGCTAGCAACACATGGCTGAGACAAAACCAATGGGCACGGCAGACCGGCCGGGCTCAAAGCTTCCTGACGATCCGCGCCAGGCGCTTCCGCGTGGCGTATCTGACAAGATGGCGGCTATTGACGCACGCACTGGCGAGATCCTTGAGCCGCCAACACCAACACAAGCGGAGCTCGACGCAATGATCAGTGGCGAGGAAGTAGAGCCGCCTCCGCCAGAGGGCGAGACGCAGGAGCAGCGCAGGAAGCGCGAAGAGGAAAAGCGCAAGCAGCGTGAGGTGAAAGCCGCTGCGGACCAGCAGGCAGGCTACCAGACGCGTAATGGCTAATTGGCTGTCGCGTATGTTCAACCCCTCGGCGGTTCGTGCCGCCGAGGGGCAATATAGGCCGGGGCCGTATTTCCTGCAGGATGGATGGCTGCCGCACTCTGCCGGCCAGTTTATGAATTGGTGGCAACTTGGCTATTCGCTGCAGCCCTACGGCGAAGCCTCGGCGATGGTCGAAGCTTGCGTTGCTAAATACGCGCAGACAATCGCCATGTGCCCCGGCGATCATTGGCGGTTGCTGGATAATGGCGGGCGCGAGCGCGTCACCAACTCGGCGCTGTCGCGCATTCTGCGCCGGCCTTCCGATTATATGACGATCTCTGATTTTTTGATGAACCTCACGCGCGCGCTCTACACGCGCGGCGAGGCGTTCGCGGTAGCGGTTCGCAACGATCGCGGTGAGGTGACAGAGCTTCACTGGATGCGCGAGGGGAGTGCGGAGATCGCCGAGGACGGCTCGATCTTCTACACGTTGCGCGGCAACGAGGTGATCGAACAGCGGTTGGACTTCTCCGCGCCTGTGCCGGCGCGTGATGTGCTGCATGTGCGATTGCATACGCCGAAGCATGCGCTGAAGGGCGTTAGTCCGATCCTGGCGACCATGCTCGACCAGGCGCTGAGCGGCGCCGCGTTGAACCAGCAGATTGCGCTTTACATCAACCAGGCCAGACCGAGCTACATTTTGGAAACGGCGGAAAAGCTGACGGCGGAGCAGACTATAGAGCTGCGCAAGCGCTGGAACGAACAGACGCAGGGCTCGGGCGCCGGCGGCTCGCCGATCCTCACCTGGGGCCTGGCGGCGAAGCAGCAAACCATGTCGGCAAGCGACGGGCAACTCGCCGACCTGCTGAAGATGAACGACCAGAACATCGCGCTGGCGTTCCAGGTGCCGTTGCAGATCCTGGGGGTCGGCGGGCAGACCTTCGCCTCGACCGAATTACAGATGCAAAGCTGGATCGCGAGCGGTCTTGGTTTTGCTCTGAACCATATCGAGGAAGCGTTCGGATTGTTGTTCAGGCTCAAGGGTTGGCCGGACGAATACCTCGAACTCAATACGGCAGCGCTGCTGCGTTCGGCGCATCGCGAGCGCATCGAGGCGCTGGCGCGCGGCGTCATCAGCGGCATCTTCTCGCCGGATGAAGCAAGGGCGAGCGAGGATTTGCCGGCGGTGACGGGCGGGCATGGGGCGATGCCAAGGGTTCAGCAACAGGTCGTACCGTTGAGCTACGGGACGGACTTGAAACCTCCCGACCCGAACAAGATGGCGCCGGTACCCGCCCCGCCGCCGGATCAACAAGACAACAGCGAGGGCCAGAACAATGCGCGCGAATGGCCTGTCGACGGCTTGCTCGACCGCATCCGCGCACATGCCGCAAGTGCAAGCCTACACTGACGCGCTGGAACGCGCGCTCGGCGTCATTGTCGCGCAATCGCAATCGGATCTGCGGCTCGTCAAGGACCGCGCCGAAGCAATCGCCGCTACGGCAAGTGCAAAGGTTGCGGAGGCTGAAGCGCGCATTGCGCTGATGGAGCGCCATGTCGCCGATCGGCTCGCGGCACTGAAAGACGGGATCGACGGCACGCCAGGGGAGCGCGGCGAGCCAGGTGTGCCAGGTGATCCAGGCCCGGAAGGCCCGCCAGGACGCGACGGAGCGGATGGCGTCGACGGCCGATCGTTTGTCATCCGCGGCACGTGGTCGGAGACGGAGAGCTATCGTGAGCTTGATGTTGTGGTGCTTAACGGAGCGTCATTTGCTGCCAGGCGTGACGATCCGGGGCTATGTCCCGGCGACGGCTGGCAACTGATCGCGGCGCAGGGCAAGCGCGGCAATGTCGGTGAGCGTGGCGCTGGGGCGAGGGGCGAGCGCGGCCCGCCGGGTGCTGCTGCCGTCGCTCTGGATGTCAGCGAGGAGGGATTGCTGACGCTCACGAATGGCGATGGAAGCTCTGTGACGTGCGACCTTTATCCGCTGCTTCGGAGGCTGGGCTGATGGCCAAGCGCATGTCTGGCGGTTGGCGATACAGGCGCGTCGCATCGCAGGGATACACGGGTGCGGTCGCTCCTCCTGCGGTTGGCGGCGGTGCGCTGCTGGAAGGCGAGGCTAACGGCTTCGCGGCGGACTTCCTCTACGCCACGGACGCAAGCAGGGTGGCGCTGAAGACTGGCGGCTCGACGGTCGCCTATGCCGTCGACGCCTTCTACCAGCAAGCCGGCACCTCGCCGAAGATGGTCTATGACGCGGCGGGGGTGCTGGGCTGGTCGCCGCATAATTATGTGCTGCAAAGCCAGACGTTCGACAATGCGTCGTGGAATTTACAACAGGCAATAATTGCAGCCAACGCCACCGCAGCACCGGATGGGACAACTACAGCGGATGCTTTTATCCCAAATTCAGGTGTTGCTGATTGTTTTGTGCAAGGCTCTATGGCGTTAACGAATGGAGTGGTGAACACATTATCCGTTTATGCCAAGAACGGCACACTCGGAAACAACTGGCTACATATGTTCATCTTCGGGAGTAGTGAATTTGATGTTTGGTTCAATTTGGCGACCGGCGTAAAGGGCACATCCATTGGTAGTCCTGTCTCTTACACCATAACGTCAGTGGGGAATGGCTGGTATCGAATAACGCTGACGTTTGCAGCGACGGCGGCTTCAGGGGCTGTGTATATTGTGCCCCGCCCGGCGGATGGCTCTCAAGGTACCGTTGTCGGTGACGGCACGTCGCCCGCCTTCTACCTCTGGGGCGCGCAGATGAACCGTGGCGCAGTCCCCACCGCCTACCTCCCCACCACGACTGCCGCCCGCGTTGGGCTGGCGCTCGACTACGACCCGGTGACGCACGCGGCGAGGGGGCT